TCCGCTTCAGAGTGTCTGCTACCTGCTTTTACTTCCATCTTGTTTATCTCCTTCAAAATCGATTGCACCCAATCCCTGCCTGCATCGCCACCCCAACCATGCCATGCCTGCCAGCCACGGCCCTGATCATTCCATGTGCTGCCTTGTTTATCCACTGCATGGCGTGCAAAATAACTTGCCATGCGCTGTACTGTGTCGAGTGATACAGGTTCCCTATTCGCCAATTGCCGTGCACGTGCCAACCCAACCAACGTCATGCCACGTGCACTTGCAGGTTTTGATTCGCGTACATCAAGTGCCATCTGTGCATTGCGTGCCACGTCTGCTGGTGGTCTGTACGTATCTGCCATGTGCAATCCTTTGCTAGTGTAGCATTACGAAAATGCATCTTTTACGGCCTGATCTACCACTGATTTAATCTTGCCACTATCTTCCATACGCTTGGCTATTTCGTCAGTGGTTAACCAACGGCCCTGATGTATTGGTGCCTGCTTATTGCCAATTACATACTGTGCATAGCTGGCAGTGCTTACTGCCTGTGCTTCTGCAATAGTGCCACGTAGTACCAGGTAGCTTCTATTCAGCTTCTGTGATTTGCCTGCACCACGGCCGCGTACATACGGTATTTGGATTGTGCCCTTCCTATACCCTGCCATTACAAACTTGCGCTGCTTATCACTGACAAATCCAGGTGCACTGCCACGTGCTGGCGGTGGTGGGTCGTTCAGAATTAGTTCAGTTACTGCAAGGCCTGCCACCACTGGCAATACATCTTGCTGTAATTGTCTAACCTTCTCGATTAGATGCAGTGTGGCGTTCTGTACTTCAATGCTAAATGCCATCTATTCACCTGGCCCTATGATTGGTGATTCCACCAACACTAACGCAATAGCACACCTGCAATTTACGTGTGCTGGTGGCCCTGCAGTCACTTCTACTGGCCATTGTGCCTGCAGTAATCCATCATAATCTTTGCAGTCATCACAGATGGTTGTGTCATTTTCTGCAATCCAGATCATAGTGGTATTGATGCCAGCCTGCAGTGCCTGATTCTGAATGGCAAACGTTTGCTGTGCTGCAGCTCGTGTGGGTTCAGTGAATGCAATGCGTTGTGCACGCAAATCACCAAACATGGCTAATTGATTGCGAATATCATCAACGGTAATGCCAACCGTGGTTTGTGCGTTGGTAATTACACTGCTGATGTAATCACGTTCAGTGGCTGATAGGTCCTGCAGGAAGGGTTGCCAGTAACTATCAATATAGGTATTCGCCTGATTGGCAATGCCTTGTTTGATAATCTCATCTCCTACAACATCAGCCATGCCAGGTATGGTGCGAATGCGTTCTGCACCTGCATCTAATACCAGCTGTGCCACATTGTCTGTAAGCACGTCACGCAAATCCGTGTCAATGGCTGTATAGTCACCATTGGCAATTGCTTCTGCATTCTTATCACTCCGCGCTGCTAACTTCTTGGCTATGGCGTCGTACACCTTGCGTTCAGCTGGTGTGAGATCAGCCAATGTGAGTGCCTTTATAAAGTGAAACACGTGACCTATATCACTCTTTTTTTTTACGCCTTTTAGTTCTGCATAGATAAAATCAGTCATGTATCGTGGCAGTGTATCTGATTCAAACGTGGCAGCAGCATTGCCTTTTTGTTTGTAGCGTTTCACGACCTTGCGTTCGTATGCTTCCAAGTCTGCAAGTCTACTGGCCTGTACTGCTTTTACATCAGTGAGTGATTCATCAACAATTTCTGCACCTGTATCAACGTTGATACCAGTCACATCAGGGCCAGTGGTGGTAGGTGGCACGCCAATTGCCTCATCAATGTTGCCATAGCCTAGAATTTTCATGGCACTGCCAAGTGGTATGCCAGCCTGTACCAACTGCAGTAGGCTGCCAGCTCGTTGTGCTTCGTCTGTTTGAAATACGTTTAACGTTTCAGGAGTGAAATGCATTTTGTATTTGAGTGGTGCAAATACCTGTTGATTTAGTACACGTTGATAAAATGCCAACCGTGGCACAATGGTTTCACGCCAAAATGATTGGCGATCACTATCAGCCGTGGCATAGTTCGCTGCACTTGCTTCTAGCATGGTACGTGGCACGCCAAACGTGGTAGTAATGTTGGTAGTAACGCGTTCTTGCAGTGGTACAAGTTCCATATCTTTTAACGGAAAGGTAAGAATTTGGGTTTTAACATCGCCACGAAAAAAGAAGGTTTTGAATGCATTCGAAACATTCTCTACACGTGACCGCCAATCAGATTTAAGCCGTTCATATTCTGGTGGCGTAATGGATTTGTCTAGACTCATGATTACTGCAGGCTGTGCACCATGTTCAAAAAATGCACTGGTAAACCGTTCCAGATAATACGCAAGCTGTGCAGATTGCAGTGCTACACCTGCTGGTGCAATGCCGCCGTATACATCATCTCTAATCGATGGTTCGCGCCAGTACACAATTTCATCAATAGTCCAAGGCCCGTATATCTTGCCATTGATGTTTTGGCTAAATCGAATCCCCGTCATTACGCTGTCTGATGTTTGCAATTCAGGTTTGTATTCAACCTGTACTGATTTAGGATTCAAGAATTGAAACCCGTACAATACACGGCCACGATATAAGCGCAACCAAAATGCAGTGCCAGTTAGGAGTAGTGCACGTTCTGTTTGCTGAATCAGTGAATCCATTGGCGTGGCAAATGGATAATCAACGTTCACATCATTGCGTTCCAGTACAAATGGCACGGTGCCTAGCGCGTCTGATCGCAAATTGATAGCACGGTATAGCATTGGCACTTTTTCGTATGCATCAATGGTGCCGTATAATTCGCCAGCCTTCTTGGCAACACTGTACCAACCTGGTATGGCCTCGATCGCTTTATAAGTCATTGTGCATTGCCTTTACTACCACTTACATAAAATCATACATTACGCTACCATCGCCTAACATGGCATTGGCACCACTCACTGCATCCACCATATCATCATGGCTGCCATACGGGAATGCCACAGACTCATCAATGAATTGCTGGCACCATTCGCCACGCACCACGCGAATCATATTCTGTTCAGCTCGAGCGGCCCATGGCATAGCGCGATGCATCTTATCCTTTGTGACGTGATAGCCAACCAACGTAACGTGTGCTAATTCCTGCATGCGTCGCAATTCCTGCAGGCCTGCCAAACCATGCAGTGCTTCCTCAACACCTTGCGTGGTATCGTCTGCTTCTGATCGCATTACATCGATCATAATCTTGCGTACATCTGGCCATTCAGCCTTGATGCGTATGCCATCAGCAATGTACATGATGCCATCATCTGCCATAGCCACACGCACACTAGCAGTATAGTCTGCACTATCTCGCACACTGGTGGCCAAATCCCAATAACGATACCACTGCAGGTTTGGTGGTGGTGCGTCTACTAACGTAAACCACTGACGTTTGAACAGTGCACCAGACAAATCAACAAACTGGCCGTTTGCTTCCTGTTCAAACTGTTCACTCGTATAACTTGTGCGTAACGTGTGGATAAATGAATCGGGCAAAAATACATTGTCTGTGGTTTTGCTATGTATCACTGCATAATCAGGATTACTGCTGCCATGCCACAAATCGTATATCCAATTACGGCCGCGTGGCGTGGTAGTAATCCATGCCTTGCCTGGCATTTCGCGCAACGTGGCAATGGCAATCTGCCACGCATCGATGTGCATCATGGCTGCTTCGTCAAACCATATCCAACCAAGATTGGCACCACGCAAGCGATCAGGATTGTCTGCACTCCTTAGCAATATTGTTCTGTTGCCATGCAGCACAATAGTGCCTGTGCTGATGTTATGCGTTTTAAGTATGCCAGCAGGCCGTGCAATATCTAATAACATCTTGCGTGGTCCATCACGTAGCATTGGGTATGTTGGCGCAACGATCATGCCAGTGCTATTTGGTGGCATGCGTAGCACTTCGATTACACCAGCTCTTGTCTTGCCACTGCCACGGCCCCCAATAAAGGCCCGAAACCGTGCTGTGCTATTCCAAAACATCTCCTGTGGTTTCGTACACTCGCTGTGGCGTAACGTCCTGTATTGTATTTGCGTTGTTGATGATTGCTGGTACACGTGGCGTGCCAATCTCTACTACATAATCATGTGTGATGGTTTGCTGTATCTCTTGACGCTGCCTATACTCTGCTGGCATGTGTCGATTCGCCATGGCCATCAGCAACATATCACTGCCAGCAAATGCACGCTTCTTTATTTCACGTTCAATGCTGGCATTGAATAACGCCACTGCATTATCACACTGCGTATTAAAATCATGATCTGCATTCATGTGGTGGTATACCGTTTGTCGTGATATACCAGCCTTTTTTGCTGCTGCTGCTATGTTGCCTTCAATTGAC